TAATTTGTTTGTTAATACCGGGCTGAAATCCTATCTTTTGAAGCATATTATTCCTAAGTTTAGCTTACTTTACTTGATTATAACAATAAATCAACGTCGTATTTTTCTATGATATCTTCGGGTAAATAATCATGTATATTGTAGTTTTGACGTTTAATTGAATCAACTCTAATTTTATGCAAGCCTATGATATGGTCCTTGTACCGTATTTCGTTAACCTTAAATTGTTGTAGTTTTTTATTAATTATTTTAACACCCACAAAGTTACTTAATGTTTTTAAAAAAACATCTGTATTGTTGACCAAATCATCATAGTAAAATAATTTATAATTTTCTTTTTGTTTAATTATATTTTTAATACTCCATAAACTTTTACCAATCATACCTTCCTCACTCATTAAGTGTTCAACATATGGGTGAATATCGTGTTTAGTATAGTTACCGTTTTTAATTTGAAGTTTTGCAAAAGAAGCAATGCACTCTATCACAGGTCTAATTAATATAATAAATTTAGGTTTTTTAATTAATTGTTTTATTATAATTAAATTATCCGGCGTGCCCCAAGGGCCTCGATCTATTATAGTGTTTGTTTTCCAATCCTTGTAGTAATTTGTTATAACCATTTCTATTACATTGTTTAAAGATTTATGGTCTGGAAAATTTTTAAATATGTCAGTGTTTTTTAAAGTGCATAAATAATATAAAATATCTGGCACTATTGAATTAGCAGTTATTTTTATATTTTTGTTTTGATTAACTATTGAACCTAACAACGTGTTACCTGCTCTTGGTAAACCACATAAGAAATATATTTTTTTCATCTTTTGTTTTTTTTAAACCAAAAGGGTAAACCAAGGTGTGGTCTACCATCAAACATGTTATCTTGTGATCCTGGTGTTGCACTATCATTATAATGTAAAAATACCTGTATGCATTCTTGACCTTTAAATTTTTCTCTCCAATGTTCTAAGTCACATCCAGAATAAACTAACATATCTCCTGGTTTTAAATTTATCTCAATGGTTTTATTTTTAGTAGACTTAATATATATTGGCCAATTATCACCACCTAAATTCATAGTGGTTGATATTTCACAACTAAACCTATCTTTATGTTTTTTAAGTTCGTCACCTTTTTTATAAAATCTAGTATAACTGTAAGCAGGATATAAGTTAAGTTTAGTTACTTTTTCTATTAATGGTTGACATTTTAATAATAAGGTTTCCATAGACACATTTCCATATTGACAAAATGTATACGGTATCATGTCACCAGCTTCTTCATAATAACCATTCATTCTTTCAAATGGTGATAAGTATTTTAATTGTCTACAAGTATCATAAACTTGTTTTTGCATGGCAAAAGAATTTGCTAAAAAAATAGCTAAATCTTTCGATACAGCTTGTTTAATAATTTCGTATTTATTTTTTTTAAAACTCATGAAAAAGATATATTTCCACTTACTATTACTTTTTTATTATCTCTTGATGGTAAAGACTCATGTGGCAACGCACCAAAAAAAATTAAACATTTACCTGGCACTGGTTTAGATTCTAAATGTTGAGTATAATGAATATATGGATAACCCAAATTATAAAATCTTGTAGGTCCAGATTTTTTTCCGCCATCAATATATAATATAAATGAATACGATGCTTCCTTACTATCGTGTATATGCATGTTATGCCAATCCGATACACCGTATTTTTGAATCCATATTCTTTCTATACTGTAAGATTTTTTATTTAAAAGTTTAGCGACTTGACTAACATAATCTTTTAAATATTTTTTTATTTCTTCTTTTAAATAATTTGGTAAATCATTATCAAAATAAGACGTAGATACTTCAGAATATTTTTTTATTTTATGTTCTTTTATTTTTTTATATAGTTTTTTATCTATTTGTAAGTCTGTTTGAAATATACTTTGAACAAAAGATGACTCAATAATTTTAAACATTTTTAGGTATCGCCTGTATATTCCAGTGTATAAATCTAAAAGGAGCCTTTCCATAATCCAGACTATATTCATGTTGCAAATATCCTGGAAATATAATTAAAGTTCCTGGTTGAGGTCTATAATGTATTTTATCATGTCCAGACCAAATCCCTTCTAGATTCGGTTTTAAATGTAATTTAGTCGCTAGTGCGGCTATTTTAGGTTCATGAAATATTGGTGCAGAAGTTTCAAGACCGCATTTTAAAAAATAAAATCCTGATACATGTTGATTCCAATGTAAATGTGTTGAATGGTGACCACCGCCTTTTTTAGCAAATTCCTGTACCCACATTTCTGTAAACACTGTTTTATATCTATCCATGTGGTATCCCATGTTATCTAAAAACTCCCAAGATTTTTG